CAAAAACACAGGTTTTGAATCAATCACCAGCGCAATTTCTGTCACACCACTATTTGTCCCATCACCGCCAGCGGCAAACACCCCGGTATCGCCATCGGTCTCAAATGCAAAGCCGCTGGTTGCGTTATCAGATGCGGGGTAGCCTTTCTTTGCGCGAAATGCTGTTGTAATCGCACGCCCCTGCGCGTCTATCGGCAATTTCAATGCCAGCCCATCTAACATTTGCCCCAGCTGTACCGCATCGCTATTTTGAGTGGCTGGCGCGACTGCAAACCGTTGGCCCGAATCTCCATTTTTGCTTGCCGCATCGGTAATACCGTAGCCTGCCAGCGTGGTCGGCCGAGTGGTCCCGCCCCACGCGATGCGCCGTACCGCATCCAACACTTGAGTATTTTTGTTGGGGTCCGGGCTGATTCCTAATGACGCCAGCACACTGACGAGCTCGGCTTGAATCGACTGGACACTGCCTTGTACCGCATTGAGCCACGTCGCGGTAACGATGGTGCCGAGCGCCCCGGTGTTGGGGTTGCCATCCTGGAACAACTTGTCGGCGGTATTGATGGGCTGCATCACATCTTTCATGGTGCCTCCTATTGGTAAGCGAAATAGACGAAGGTATGGGCAGGCTTGAGGTCATTGAATACGGCCTCAATAACCGGGTCGCCGAAGGCGAGCAGCCGTTCCCCGGCGGCGGACTGGCCGGCCAGAAATCGGAAGCTGCTGGAGCCGGCGCTGCCATGAACCACGACTTGCCAGACCCAGATGATGTCGGCCGTCCATACCGTATCGCCTGCGCGGTTCGCGCCAGCACGGAATGGCTGCGGCTCGTTGATGTCGATCTGCGTCCCCATGCCAGCGGCTAGCCGGATGAAGTACGGGATGGACAGGCCGCCGGTTTCCGCCAGCTTGGACAGCACCAGCTGCAAGCGCTGCTGGTACGGCGCGTCGGCTGGCGGCGTGATGCCGCAGACGCGCTCCCAATCGGCCAGCATCTCGCCAGCCGCGAACGGGGTGATGCCGCCGCCCGCGCGGTCCAGGCTGAGCATGGTTTCGTCCAGCGCGCGGCCCTCGGCCGCCAGTTCGACCCGCAGCGCGGGGCCGTGGGCGTAGCTGACTGGCGGCAACAGCATGGCCAGCAGCGATTCATGGCGCATCACATTGGCCTCACGTTCAGCGCGCCCAGGCGCAGCCACTCGACCACCGAGGCGTCCGCCTTCGGCACCACGTTGGTCGCCGGCGTCACGACCTGACGGTCGGCGACGCCGGCAACGGCCGAGGCCAACAGCTCAATGCGGCTGCGTACAGCCGTCTCCCCAGGTGCCAGTGCCGCGAAATAACTGGTGACCGCGCCCTTGATCTGCTCGGTGGCAATGGCCAGGGTGGTGTTGGACAGCAGCACGCGGATATCGAGGTCGACTAGGCACGGTGTGGGAGCGAACGCCAGGCAATTGCGGGCGGTCACCGGCCGCATATCGTCGATGTGTTGTTGCACGGCAGCCAGCACCTGGCTGGACGGCACGCCGCCGGCCGTGGTGACCGCGACGTCGACCGTCCCGAGGCCGCGCCGCAGCGGGTAGACATAGGCGGCGGTGACGCCGTCCACCTCCATCGCCCAGCGGTGGTAGTCGTAACGGTTGCCGCCGGCCGGCGGGCGGCGGATCAGCTCCAGCAGTCGCGCCAGCAACTCGCCATCCGACTCGGCGTCCGCGCCGCCCGACATATTGGTCACCGACGCCTGGCTGGCGATGCCGGGCGGGGCTGATGCCAATTCGGCGGCGGTGCCTGCGGCGAGGTTGCCGGCCAGACCAGGCGCGGCGGCATTGACCGCGACGATGGCCGCGCCGCTGGCGTCCAGCGTTGCGCCTTGGGTAGTGGTGTAGCTTTGCCCGGCGGCTTTCGCTGTCAGGCCGGCCGGGGCCGTCGCGCCGGGCGAGCCCTGCAGGCGCAGCTGACCGGCAGCCGCAACCGGTTTTTTGCGCGACAAGCCGCGCACGCGGGCGTGCAGTTCCAGATAGTCGCGGTCGGCGGTGTCGGGGAAGATTTGCCGGGCCAGCCACGCCTGGTGCTGGTACAACCCCTCGACTGCGCTAGCGACTGAGGTGGCGCGGACGAACCAATCGCTGTCGGAAGAGACGTCGACGTCGGGTCGCTGGTTGCGCAGATCGCGCAGCAAGGCGTCACGGACGGACTGCATGTCCAGGGTGGTGAACGGCATTAGGCGACCCTCACCGGAACGTTGAACAGTTGGGCGCGGCCGCTCTGGTCTTCTACCGTGATCTGCAGGTGGAGCCAGCCTGGCGCTTGGCGATGGGTGGAGACCTCGACCCGGTTTGCGCGGCCGTCGGCCAGCAGCGGCTGCAGCGCATGTTCGCTGTACTGGCGGGCCAGCATGTCGACGCGGCCGGTGTCTTTCTCGCGCTGTAGCTCATGCAGGCGCGAACCCAGCGAAGGGTCAGCCCACCAACTGCCCTGCGGCGTCATCAGCCGCAAATAGACGGCGTTGGCGAGGGTGTAGGTGGCGGTGCCGGCGTAGTCGCCGGATGCGGGGTCGATGAAAGCGTCCATGCCCCGGAGTGTGCGGGGCATGGACCAGATAGAAATCTGTGATTGTCTTCAGTGGCTTTACTGCTGACGTTTAGGCCGACCTCTACGTGTTGGCCAAACCTTTTCAATTAACGCACGACAGAATTCGTCGATAGCTTCGGTCCACCTGTCCAAGGTTTCACGATTGATAGGTTGAGCAGCATGATGGCCAGCACCAGCTTCAGGATTTTTGTCAGCTTGGTGTACAATATGATGCCTTCTCTTTATGGCTCGACATAAATCCGTAAATTTCGGACATGTTCTCCTAAAATTCTCTACGTCGGCAATTCCAATTTTTCTAAGAAATTCGTCAATTTCGGGCGGGTTATTCACTGAGAAATTCTCAAGGTATTGGCTTACAGACTCTTGAATTAAATCTGAAACTCTCTTTTCCCTGTGCGGTACTAGATCACCTAAAGAAATCTTTTGCTTCCCAATTCCCTTTGAAAAAGGAATCCCATTCAATATTTCTGCATTGGCATGGGGCAATTTTTCAGCGGCAATTGATCTGCAAACATCCTCAAAAGATGCGTGAAGCATAACCACGCAAGCTCGAAGGAGGTCACTCAAGTACGTTGGTGCACGTCCTACGCCAATCGCGTCCCTGTATGCGTCGTACATTTCTAACAAACTACGAACTCGAGTGATGTTCCTTCGAAAGTTGGTCTGTACCTCTCGTTTAGGCATCGCCACATCCTGAGTGTTGATGAAATTGGCATGTTACAACGGTTCTTCCGTTGTGCCACCAGAATCCCCCGGATGCTTGTGATGCACCAGACTCTTTCCGCTGGCCACCACATCCTCCGTCGCCACCAGCTTGCCCGTCACCGCCGCGCCGGAGCCGCCCTGGATCGCCATGCCGCCGTTGCCGTTGATCTGCCCCTGGGCAGTCAGCACCGCGCTGGCGGTCAGGGTCGGCGTATTGAAGTTGGCCTGTTCGCTGGCGTTGACTTCCCATTGCTTGCAGTTGACCCGGAAGACGTCGCAATCGGTCTCTATCACCCGGCCGCGCTTCAGCACGATCTTGGCTCCTTCGTCGGTGTAGAGCGCCACCTCGCCGGGCTTGAGCGCCTGCAGGCGATAGTTGCCATGCTCGGTGGCGATGATGATGCCGTGGCTGGTGCGGCCGCCAATCGGCAGCACCACGGCCATGGTGCCGGGCGGCGGGTTGGAGGTGTAGCCGTAATGCTGGAACAGCTCGTTGTCCTGCAGCTGCTCGCCGGCCAGCGCGTCGGCCTGGACCAGTTGCACGGAGCCGGCGCTGTTCACCCGCGTCAGCACGCTGCGGAACGCCTGACGCACGCCAGACAGGGCACGGCTGATGCGTTTGTCGATGTCGTTGATCATTGGCTGACGTCTACCGCTTCCAGGCCGGCCGAGGCGTTCTTGCCGCGCCGGTGCTTGCGCTTGTGCGGGTGGGCGTCCAGCACCCACACCTTGTCTTCCTTCAGCGTCAGCCGGGTGATGGTGCCGGTGGCGCGGCCGCCCTGGATGGTGCGCGCCATCAGGAAAAACGCCGCATCGATGCCCAGCGGCTCACAGATAACGTGGATGCGCTGTCCTGGTTGCCACAGCTGGCCGCCGCTGGTGCGGTGCCCGACGACCTCGGCCACCAGGGTCAGCCCCTTCAGCCGCCCGTCTGATAGCATCTTCCTGGCCCTGGCCCGCGCTGACTCGGCGCTCTCGGCGTCATGGTCGACCTTTACCTTGGGCCGGTAGGTGGGCATGGCGCTGTCCCGCACCGTGCTCTTGATCGCATGCTTGCCGCTTTCTACCGAGGTGCCGTGCGATTGGCCGAGGACCGTAATGTCCGAATAGCGCTCGGCCATGCTGCGGCTGCGCTTCAAGCTCAGCACGTTGTTACCCTTGCCGTTGCGCCGCATCACCAAAGAGGCGACCGGCGGCGCGCTGTAGTCGGGGCCGCCAATCACCAAGGTGCCGTCCGGCTCAAACCAGGGCCATAGTCCATTGGCTTCGGCGGCATGCACCAGAGTATCCCAGGCGGTGTCGCCCGGTTCGACGTTGACCTTCTCCGCCGTGCCGGCGCGGGCGGCGTCGATACGGATCTTGCGCACGCCCAGCGGCCGCACCACGCTGGCCACCACCTCCGCCAACGTCGCCATCTTGGCTGTGAATATGGGGGCCGAGCAGTCCACCAGCACCGCCGCGCCGTCGCGGCCGCGCAGGGTCAGCGTGTGGCCTTCCTTGTGGATGTGGTCGTCGATGTCGTCGATGCGGCCGCTGAGCACCGTGTCGTTGCCTATGCGCACCATCACTTCAGCGCCAGGAGCGACCATGGCCGGGATCTTGCCGTCGGCCAGGCCGAGGGAGACGCTCCAGGCATCGGCCGGGATCAGCAGGTCGGAATCTATCTCGTAGCTGCTCCAGTTGCGGTGCACGTGGCCGCCGATCATCAAATTGACGGCGTTATCGGGCGTAGGCATGCAGGGTGTCTCCTGTGGCGATGGCGTTCGGGTTGCGCAGCTGCGGGTTGAGGCGGGCCAGCTCCTGGGCGCGGGTGTAGTCGCCGTACCAACGGAACGCGACCAGGTGCAGATTGCCAGGCGCTTCAACCACTCTCGACTGCAACGGCGGCCGCGCTGCGATCACCACCTCGGCCGCTTCCTGCACGCTGCTGGCGACATCCTTCAACGCCTCGACAACCGGTCGGGCCTGCTCCATCGGCAGCGTGGCGCGGATCGCGTCTATGGCGTCCTGGACGCTGGCGCGGGTATCGTTGGCGATCTGCTCCACCTCTGCCGGCGACAGCACCGGCTGGTCGGCTTCGGCCGCCAGTATCTCGCCGGCCGTATCCGCGCGGGTGGTAGCCGCGCCGACCTGCAGCACGGCTTCGACCAGGTCGACGTCTGCAGGGTAGGCCGGCAGCGGCCGGGCGCTGATGACCGGCGGGAGTGCTTCAGGACTGCCGGGCGTGCCGCCGGTGCCTGAGCTACCGGTATCGCCGCCGGAGCCTGGATTCCCGGTACCAGGCGTCCCGCCCGTCCCCGGCTCGCTACCGGAGCCTGGGAAGCCGGTTCCTGTGCCACTTCCTGGCGTGCCGCCGTCGCCTCCGGGGCTGGGGGTGCCAGTGCCTGGTCCCGCGTTCCCACCGCTTGAGATCTCGCCATTGCTGACCTGCCTGGGCAGTTTGACGATGTCGTCCAGCTGTAGGCCCAGGCTGCGCCAATCGCTCATCAGAACAGCGGGGTCAAAGCTGCGCAAATCCGCCAGGCCGCCCAATGCGCCGAACATATCGGCGGCGAAGGCGCGGGGGAAGTCCAGAACATCCAGCATGCCGCCCACCATGCCGCGTATTTGGCCTTTGATTGCCCCCAGGGTGCCCGTCAGCATGTTCCGCAGCCCGTTCAACCTGGCTAGGTTTCCTTTTACGCCATTAATCGCGCCCAGGGCCTGGGCCAGCGCCGACATGCCCTGGTTTTGCGCGGCGGCGGTGAATTGCGTTATCGCCTGGGCTTTTTGCGCCGGCAGTTGCTGCACAAAGAACGGGTTGCCGGGCGTGGCCTCGACAAAGACCAGCGCCACCTGGCAGAAATCGCGGCTGTCGGCCTCGTGGACGATGTCGTAGTCCAGCAGCTGGGCGTGCTTGATGCTGCCGAATACCGGGTGTATCAGTTCGCCCGGCCCCGGCTTGTCCAGCTCCTGGAGGAACGCCTGCAGGCGGTTCTCGTAATCGTTGCCGACGAACACGGCCGAGATCTGCACCCGGCGCGCGCGGCGGCCCAAGTCCTCCACGTCCGCGCCGTCCAGATAGGGGTATTCGTGACTGGCGGTGGCGCGCTGGGCGCTGTCCTGGGTTTTGACGCAATCGAACTTCACGCCGCGCCAGCTGGCGTCCAGCAGGGTCTTATTCCAGGCCATCAGTTCCTCCTTGCGGTTTGGGAGTTCACCGCGTTCACGGCGGCAACGATATTGCCGTTCTGCACATCCACCTTGACGTTGATCGGGATCGGCCGCAGGCTGGCCTGGACGATGTGCTGCGCGGCCAGGTCCAGCCGGGCCGAGGCGTTGACTGCCGCCTGCACCATATCAAGCTGGGGCACCGCCGCTGTGGTCTGTGGGATCGGTGCGGCGGGGTTGGGGGCGTTGCGCTGGGCGACAGGCGGCGCAGTTTTCGGTTTCGCCTCGTCTTGGAGGTAGCGCTGGACCCACTGCTCATTCTCGGCCGCATAGCCATCGCCAAATTGATACCAAGGCTGATAGCGCTTGCGTGCCGACTTGATCACATCCGCCGAATACTGAGCGCGCAGCTTTTTCATGCGCGCCTCGCCGTTCTTCAACTCCTCCAGCTCTTCGTCTGTATTGAAGTTCGCCAGGGAAACGGCGGTTAGGCCGAGCCCGAGTCCGGCGGCGGGCAGGCTGCGCGCTGCAGGTCCGCCAGATGGCAGCGGCGGGCCAGACGGGCCGCCTTGACCACCACGCCCCATTAACAGCATGGGCAGAGCGGCTGCACCAGCCGCCGCCGCAAGCGCGCTGACGGCAGTCGTTGCGCCGACCAGGGACGCTGTCAATCCAGGGTATTGAGAGCCATATTCGACAAGTTTGCTTATCACGTCCCCGACTGCATTGTTAAACTTCCCAATCGATTCATATTGGCCTTGCTCCTTCAGGTTTTCACCTTGCTGGAATTTGAAGCCGGCTTGCTCTTTTATGAACCGTTGGTTGATGTCGACATCCTGTTCTCCGCCCTCCAGAATGCGCGTTTTCATCTTCTTATACGCTTCAGGATCAAATAGCATCGGAAGTAGCGCTAGCATTGCCTGCCGATCCTGAATAGTTTTACCTACTCCTCGTGCTTGCAAAATATCGGCCATGCTTCCATATAGCGCCGACTTGTCTTTATCGTTGCCTGCCTTTTTGGCCAATCCCTGTAGCTTAGTGAATTCTTTGTCCCCCTCCGCGACTCGACGTACCAAGCGGGTAAATGCCTCTACAGAGTCAATGCCGTCTTTACGTGCTTGCGCAAGCGTGCCGTAAAGATCAATTCCTTTTTCTCCCTTTTTTTTCTCGCCGAAAGTCTTGGAATTGATTTTTTTGAAGTCGTTGGCCGTATCGGCTGACGTTATTTTCTGCAAGAAGTTGACGACGTTGTTGCCAGCTTCGTCTGTGCCGCCAGCCGCCGTGACTGCAAGCTGGCTAGCGGCCAAGATGGACGCTAGGCCATCGGTGCCTCTCAGGCCAGACAAGCCGCCCATTGCCAGCATCTTTGGCAACCAGGTCGCCATGTCCTTTAGCTCAAATCCACCAATCTGACCGGCTTTCAATGCCATACCCAATGCCTTAGGAATCTCCTCGACAGGAATCTTGGCGTTTTGGACTGCAGCCATAACAACGCCCGTCATCTCTTCGGATGTGGAGCCTGCCGCTGCAGCAGCTTTGCTGATCATCGGCAAGAGCTTGCCGGCTTCCTGGGGCGAGAAAATCCCACGTGCGATGAGCTTGTCGAGAGCGGCCAGGTTGTCGTCATTGGTCCCGCCTTCTTTTCCTGCTGCAATGATGTATCCCTGCAGCTCTTTTTTGCCTTCCCTACGAGCTTCTAACTGTTCTTCCTTGGAAAGCTTTCTGCCATTCACCTCCGTGTCGTTAAACGCGGTATTGGCCATGTTCGCCAGCCGCATGTCGTAGTCGGCCACCCGCCGCATCGGGCTTGCCAGCACCGCCTTGCCGGCCATCACACCGCCCACGCCCGCCATCAGCCCCTTGGCTCCGGCTGTCATGCCGCGCTGCAGCTGGCTGACGCCTGACAGTTCCTGGCGCAGGCCGGCCACCTTGGCGCGCATGGCGTCATAGGCGCGGGCCTGCTCGCGGGCGGACAGCGTGCCCGTCGCAGCCAGGCGCTTGTAC